TTATTTGTTTAGCAGGAGGATTTTTTGTACGTATTTTGGGTCTATTTGGGCTGGCGAGGTTTCTTGGATTTGGAAATCTTTTGTTAAAATGATTTTTATATTGTCATTTTTGTTTAGTTCGGTTCGTTTTATTTTGTTTCCCGTTTCGTCATGGTACTTTTCACTGATGTGGAACCGCACACTCAGTTCTGGCGTGTTATTATCGTTTTTTATTTTGAAATTTTTGATTAAAATAGATTCCGTTTCTACTTGTTCAATTGTGCCGGTAGCTTCCGTGGTTTGTCTAGGGGTTTCTTTTGTAGTGGTTGAGCAGGCGGTTAGCAGGAGTGCGCAAAAAATAAAAATGATTGAGGTTTTTTTCATGGTTGAGGGCCCCTTTTTATTTCTTTTATTTTAACCCAATAAATATCGACACTGAAATCATAGCATAAAAATGCACTAAATAACTATGGTCCGACTGAAATTTCTAAACTGATTAATCGTTAAATAGAAAACTAAGTTATTTAATAAAGCATCATATGTGGCACATTTAAAAAAAACAAGGTTAATCATGTTATAATAACCGTTCTGTATATTTATATCTAAACACAAAAGGAGCCGGAAAAGATGAAAAAAAGAGGTTTATTGTTGGTAAGTATTTTAATGCTTTTCAGTTTTTTGACAGTAGCATGTGGGAGTTCTGAAGATAACGAAAAAAGTGGGGAGAAAAGTACGAAAGAAATTGAACTTACCGTTGACGACCCTATTTTACAAACCAATGAAAATGGTGAAGCAACAATAGAGGGAACTGTAGATCCTAAATCCAAATTAACCATTGATGGTAAAGCCGTAAAAAAAGATGACAGCGGGAGATTTACTTATACTTACAGTTTAACTAACGATAATGTTGCAGAAGTTGATGTCAAACTTCTAGCGGTCAGAAAAAATTACAAAGATGAAAAGTACACTATAACTATTACTAACAATTCAAAAGCATATAACGACAACATGGCAAAGCAAGAGGCAATACAAAAAGAAGAAGCCGATAAAGCTGAAAAGGAACGTAAAGAAGCGGAGGAAAAAGCAAAACAAGAAGAAGAAGCTGCCGCTGCAAAAGCTGTAACGACTGATGAAAACACTCCTTCCGATGATACCGTATATGGTACTTTAGCCAGCAAAGATACTTTAACAAAAGAGGGAGATGCATTTTATAAAGATGAAGAACTTGATGTACTCTATTCTACAGTAGAAAACGATGAAATTTTTCAAGTACTTATACAATTAGGAGATGAAAGTACAATTCGAAAAGATTTAGATAAAAATCATTTAACAGAATTAGCAAGAGGTTATATGGAATCCGATGCCACTCTTATACAAACTGTTTCTGATGAATCCTTTGTTTATGAATCTCCATCTATAAATAAAACATATACAGTAGATTATATGTTAAACGATGAAGGTTATGTTATTGCGGTTTATGTTACACAAGCAATGTGACTAGAAAAAAACTTTAAGTTATACAACTTTTAATTAAAAATATACTATTACAAAAAAATCCTTAAGGGCTTTTTTGTTTTTTATTTAACTCAACTAAACAAAAAAAGCACCAGCAAAAGCTGGTGCTTTGAAACGACATATTAACGTTTTGAGAACTGAGGTGCACGACGCGCGCCTTTAAGTCCGTATTTTTTACGTTCTTTCATGCTATGTAAAAAATAGATTTTGTTCTAGTTTCTTCTATATAATAAAACCGCTTAATCAATAATTTATTCCAAATAAATATTAACTGTAATTAACTGTGATTCAAATTAAATTATGCCAAAAGCTATGCCACTATCTAAATCTACTATGCCAAATTTGAAATCTATGAAAATCTATGCAATAATATTCACATGAACGATACTATCGTTCACTCAATTATTTCATTCATCTCATTTAGCTGTTTGACATCCCTTTAAAAATAAATGAACATAACAGCGCCCCGAAAAAATTCGGGGTTTTTTTATTTATTAGTAGACATTATCAAAATCGCATATTGCAATGTAAATGCAAAAAAAGACCCCTTAACTTCGTTGTTAAGGGGTCTTTTTTATTTATAATGTTGTAAATTTAGCGATGTTGTCATAAGCCATTTTATCCACTCTAATGTAATCAGAAGTCTTGATATAAAACGACCAGAACCAACCATCGTTTTCAACAGCGCAACGCACCCAACCATTTTTTAAACTTGACGGTAAAACTCTAATAATTTCATTCTGTGAAATCTTTATAGTTCCTGCGCCGTTCGGTTTCGAGGGGATTTTTTTAGTTGTTTTTGAAACAGCGGCAACCCAGCCGTTAGAGTTCACAGGGCAAAGTCTATCTGTTAAAGATGTATAACCTTTTATTTTCCGGAAGATTACATATCCCCCACCTTCGTATTTCAAAATAGCTCCGCGCGGCAAATAGCCGACGATTTTCCTGTTTTTACCAGATTTTACATTATATATTGGCAAACTACCATAAACGCATATATCTTTTTGACTCATCTTGTTGCCCCCTGCTTTTTATTTTAAGAAATAGTTAGCTGTGTAGTACCAACCGTCTTTGTCATACCATAACTCTAAATAACCTTTTTTATTGTCGTACCAAGAAAGTTTTGTTCCAGGCTTGTACCATTTGATTTTGCCTGAATTCAGTCGCGTGTTATCCCAGACTGGAATACGTAAAGCATCCTTGCTTTTAATTTTTACAGGAATACGCCCTTTTACATCTTTTTTGCCGTTACTAACACAGAAATCTTTGTAAATGTAGCATAGTTTATCGTTAATATAAGCTTTATACCAATATTTATTACATTCATAAACTAGCAATGAGCTACTTGCCTTATACATCTTAACAGGACTAGATTTAAAATCCATTTTGGGTAGCATTGGTACGCTATCTACTACTGCCCCACTATGACGGTTCGGATTTTTTGCGGCTACTGTTTTACCAGTCAATCCCTCCGCGATAGCAATGCCCAGCTTATCATACATACTAGATTTATGGATTGCCGCCGCATCTTCTTTTCTATCAACAAAACATACTTCTAATAGAACAGCTGTACCTTTAGTTGAGTTCAAGAAACGTAAATCTTTCGACGGTTTTGCACCTCGATTCGGTAGCCCTAACGCTTTCGCCATTTTCGCACTAATATCCTCCGCTAGTTTGCGACCTTTTTCATCGCCTGTATAGTACCAAACTTCAACCCCGGTTCCTTTTCCAGCGTTCAAGTGTACACTTACATGCACGTCCGCTGGATTAGAATTGTGCCAATTGACAATTTTATTCAGATTAGCGTTTTGGGTTGTACTTGTTCTATCAATAAATGTTTTAACATTATGCCCTTCTCTTTTTAGTTCATCGCTTGCGGCGTTTAAAACTTTTTCAGCTTCTTTAATTTCGCTTAAAATATCCTCTGCACCAACGCATTTATCTGAGTGACCTCGCGACATACTATAATTACTCATTACTATCATCCTTTCTATTTTGAACTAGCTCGCTATCATTAACGCCCTTTGTTGTAGGGTCATTAACTACACCTAATACACCAAGTAACAGGAATACTGAATTTACAAAATCTAATGCTTGTTTGTTAATCGTATCCGCAGGAATTGTCACTCCAAACCATCCCAGTACTTGCTGCACTAAAACAAGAATTAGCGGGATAACTGACACCCAAAAAACTTTTGACTTCATTCGTACTTTCCAGTTAATTTTCATTATTTTTTCTCACCTCCTTATTATTTCCAAAGCATAGGCGCTAAAGTAATAATCGTTGTGATTACTGCCCCTATCAATCCGATAATTGCTACTGTCACGCCTACATCACTCGTTTTTGCTTTTTCTTCATTTTCCGATTTTGCTTTAATTTCGGTTAGTTCGATATCGTGGTCATGTAGATGAATAGTAGTATCACTTGCAAAGCGGTCCAAAGTTGTCGCTGTTCTTTCTGTATTTTTTGCAATTTGATCTAGTGAGAGCGAGAGCGGTACAACAATATCTTTTAAATCATTCAAATCGTCACCTAATCCATCCACTTTATTCTCTATCTTTTCGATGTCTTTGGAGACTTCTGTTTTCAACTTACTTTCATGCTCTAATAATTCTAATCTTGTTACGTAACCTAATTGTTTTTCAGCTTCCACAGTTCGAAACCTCCCACTCCCGCGATGAATAAATTAAAACACGCACTCAAACCATAGCGAACTGGGAGCAACCACTGCGACTGACCTTCCGCGCTAGCAGATGCATAAAGAAATAATATAAATACACCTATGATTCCCCCAATTAGCATATTTATATATTTTGCTTTACTTGTTTGGAATATCGATATTAAAATCAAAACAGAACTTACTATGAAAAATAAGCCCCATGTATCCATGTTCATTAAACCATCCATCAGCTTGTAAGTATCACTTCCTTCAGCAACCGCGTCCCCTTTTAGTATTAAAAATGCGCCTGTTGCAAAACTAAACAGTGACACTTGCAATGAAAAAAGGATGCTAAAAACATCCTTATATGACTTTTCCAGCAATTGTTTTTTGAGGTTTTCCCACCATTTTCTCATCCACTCCACTTCCTATTTTTTGACATGAAAATAAGCCTATTCGGCTTCTGTTTCTTCTGATTGTATTCGTTCTTGTTCTAATCTCAATTCTTCCACTTTCTTTTTAACTTGATTACGTAATGTGGAAGGCACTTCTTCGATTTCTTTCCTTCCGTTCATCACTAGATTTACATAAATTGGTATCATATACGCCATTTTTTCACCCTAAATTACTTTCAAATAGTGCGGCTAAGGCCTCTTGGGTGAGTAGTAATTCCTCTCTTATTTTTTCGATTTCAGTTTGTTCAGGATGGATTTCATCTTGAAGCTTTTCGTATTGCTCTTGATCAAGAATAGCTTTTTTATTTATTACTTTTACACAAAATAACTTATTTACTGTACTTTCATCCGCTAATACATCAATAGTATTTTCTTCTTTTGAGTTACTCCATCCGTCAATATATCCGTCATTACCAACTGTTACATAGTGTATATTCATAGAAGAGCCACTACCTTTCTCATTACCGCTTGATTGTTTGTTCCAGTAGAATTGTCATCTGAACCAGTTAATTGAGTTGCTGAAACGTATAAATATTTGTGAACTGGACTATTATCCATCATTGCATCAAAATTATGCCCGCCGTATGTTTCTTTTGTTACTATCTGTGTACACCAATAGTAATCACGTGCTGCACCAGCACTATATTTAGACCAATAAATAATCCACGCCTTGCATTGGTTAAGAGGAATCGACGGTGTTACCGTCTGTGATGCTGACATATAAAATGAGCCAGTCCAAACAGTTTGCGTAATCTTGCTGTCAGTATATGCCTTCGCATCAGCTAAAGCTTGAGCTGCTTTTAAGCTCGCATCTGTTTTAGCATCACTAAGGGCTTTATCTGCTTTAGCCTGTGCGCTAGATACTGTTTCTTTGGCATTCCAGTTCGTTTTATCTGCTGATGAAACATGAATATCCGCATTATTTACATGTGCATTTAAGTCCGTTTTTTGCGCGAATTGCGAGGGCTGCATAGCATCAAATTGTGTTTTTAAATCATCCGCTTTTTTATCCACATCATCTAATTTGGCGTTTAATCTCTCGAACGATTCATCGAATATTTTTTCGTAATCATCCCAGCGCTCTACGTAAAATTCTGCCACCGGGAAAAAGTCGCTATCGATTAATGCTTTTTTTATCTCAAAACTGAATTTATACACCCGCATCGCTTGACTGTTTTTGTATTTTATATATAATTCAGCAATAGCAGTGCCAGCGTGAGATATTTGGGAGTCTGTAAGTGCGTATTCTGCAATTCCTCGCACTCCATCGGTGATTGTTGGTTTCACAAGATACTTGCTCTCTGACTCTGTTCCTTTCGCTAAAATCATAGCAAGCTCTAATTCAGCAGCAGACGATAATCCTAAATCTTGATTATCTTTATCTATATTAAAAATAAGTCTAGCTGTCCCTCCTGTATCTCGCGTATAAAAAACAGCTTTTTGAAGTGGTTTATCTTCTTCTGTTGTGACGTTAAAATCATATATTCCGTTTTTGTGAATAGCGTTTTCAGTTTCAGTCATGTTCTAACCACTCCTCCGCCACTAAGACGTGTTGGAATATCCGCTTCCCAAGTTCCGCTACTCAAATTGAAAATATCGGCACTTTGAGGATACAAACCGATTGCGCTTTTTGCCCCATGAACGATATTCTGAACCTCGACTCTAGCAGTGTTATAACCGCGCACATCGACGTTTTGCGAAGCGAAGTAACAGCCGTTAACGTCAGCAGAACAAGCATCAATAAACACCGCGGTGAACGGGTCTATTGCTTTAGTGTTGAAGGCCATCCTACATTTTGAAATTCTTACAAAACCGCATCTTATTGCTTTGATAAAGTAGTTTTTTGTTGTTCCTGCTGTGTTAGTTTCTTCTAAACCAGCAATATATAGATAACCGTTGCTTCCTGTCGCAGAAATACTTCTAACTTGGCATCCGGTGCTGCTGGTAGGGTCTACTGTTTCAAAGTTTGTAGATCTAATATAGATATCTCCGCCCATAATCGGTGGAATGACTACGTCTTCATTATAGCGACCAGGAACAATCCAGATATTCACAGAGTTACTATTTAGCACACGAGGCAAAGTCATTACCGCTTTATTTATTGTTTTAAAAGGTGCATCAATTTCACCAGTTCCTGCTATATCGTCGCCTCTTGCATCATCCACAAATATTTCAATGTTGCTGCTATCTAAGCCATATAAACGCTTTAAAATGGTATCTATATCGTTGTACTTATCCATTAGGTCATAAACGTTCGTTGAAAGCTTCCCAATACCTGAAACCAACGCATTTTCCGCGTAATTTATTCTATCGTTTAATGTTGTGAATTCAGTTTCTGGAACCAGAGAAGAAACGCGTGCGTCTACTACTTCATTCGATTCATTCCCGCCGGATTTAATAACTAAGTTAGATATACGTTGATTTACATGCGTCATATCTTGATTAGCTTTTTCAAGGCTTCCAGCTAGTTTTACTAAATTATCGTTATAGTCTTGCTGTAGTTCTGAGTTCATTAGTGGGTCTTGCCATTTTTTAAAATCCATCTATTTTGCTCCTTTCTTAATCGCTTTTGCTAGTTGGACCATGATGGAAACCATCGTTTTTTTATTATTCGAGAGCGTTAGTTCTGGTGGTTTGTTTGTAAAAATGTATTTCTTATAAGCAACTATTTGCACTTCGTATAAAAGGCCTAGCGGTTCATAAACAAACATCACATAATCGCCTTTTCCGCATTCGTATTTAAGCTTTAAAGAGATATTCCCCGTAGTTGCTGGATAATCTTGCAGTTCAAGCTTCAAACGTCTTAGCATACTGCTAGAAGTCGTATAGCGCTCGTCTGATAGCGGTTCTTGTATTCTCACGCCCCATTTAGCTGATTCCGGACTGGTATAAGTAACTGGCGGAAAGTAGTTATTTCCGTTGCTGTCGACTTTGCCATATCCCCGAATTTGCGTTTTTAAGGATAACGTATCAATATCAAAATCGACTTCGTTTGTGTGCTTGTTGTAGCGAATTTCGTTTTCTGTATGCTCTCCGTAGTCTTCGCTTGGAATGAAAGTCAAACGCTTGTTGTCCGCTAACATAACCAGCTTATAATCTTCTAACACTTCTTGAACTAGTTTTAGTAAATTACCATTGCCAAAATTTTCTTGTGTAATATTTTCTAAAACCTTATTTTTGTCAATGAGTTCAAAGCTAAAACCTTGTTTATCAGCTGCGAAAATATGTGTCAAACAATCTTTTGCACTCTTAGAACCCGAAATAGCGTTGTACTGGTAATCATCTTGCATCGTGAAATAAATATGCGTTGCTATGACTTCTGAATAAACTATTTTCCCAACTGCTCCCCGTTTTAGCTGCTTAACAACAAATTCTTGGCCATCGAGATAAACAGAACTTTCATGATTTAATAAGTCGAAAACATCTTGATTATTTCTTGTTTTCTCTACATAAAAATCTAGTTGCCACTGCTGATTTTCGACCCATGTTTCTGAAAAAGAAGTAGGGTCAAAGCCTGTTAAAATCTCTTTGTATTGCTTTTCGTAGTCACTTACAAATATGTCCATTTTCTCACCCACTCTTATTTATATAAAAACGGAAAATCCCACGTTGTTTCGATATTGCTTACATTCTCGATTTCGATTTCATTTTCACCAGATAATAACGAAATAAGACCGAGATTTGTTTTCCGGCCGCAACGCACTCCGTTTTTCAAGATGTTACTGCCGTCCAGTTCGATCGTGTCATAAGCGTAGATTTTCTCATTGAATACGAATTTTTCACCAGTAGATTTGTTGTTTATTGTTAATAGCCCATCACTTCGACAGTTCTTAATAGTAATTCTTAAATCGTGCATTCTAGGGTCAATATCGAAGCTCCCTGCGTTATACACAATAAATCTGTTTGATGTGTGCCTATACTTATAATTTCGCGATACAATACCTTGCCCCGCTTGCCATATCCCTTCGCTGAAAGCAAAAGGAGAAAGGCTAGTGCCTAGCGATTCGCTAAATCCTTTAAAGACTTCAAATGTTAGCGTAAACTGCGCATGTCCAGCCGCTTTTCTTTCTACATCAAAAGCGCCCGGATGAACGCAATATTTTTTTCCGGGCGTTTTCGTATGAAAAATGTAGTATTCTTTTCTGATAAAAATATCCTCGAATAATTCATCAAGTCGAACGTGATAATCTACATTTCCGTTCGTTGTAAATCTGCATGTAAATTCAATATCAAAGCTATCGAAATTACTATCACTCGAACGATTGCCGTCGCTAAACTCATAGCTAGTATAATTATTGATAATTTGAGGACTAGCGCGGCTTACTTCACTTATTTCAAAGTTATGTTTTTCGTTTAACTTGATAATTTTATTCGCTTGCATTAAATATAAATCTGTTTTTTTGTTCAAAGTAAGCCACCTCCGTAAAGTCCTAAATTACCCATCGTACCTATTCTATTGTTTGCATTTTCTGCTAAATTTTTACCATCGACGTTAAAAATAATAGGTCTGTCCCCAGATTGTTGAATTGCCTTGATTAAATCTGCATTGCTAGACTCTTTTGTTTTGTTATCAATGATTGTTTTGACTGTGATAGTTCTGTTTAGATCTACGCTTTTTAGACCAAGCGCTTTTTCAGCTGAAATTTTCGGCAAAGTTATAGCCGGAACGGTCATATTAGAAGCAGCATTTACTACTTTATCAACCATTTTGTTAGTTGATTGCACCGCACCTTTAGCACCAGCTAAGACCCCATTTCCAAGACCGCCAGTAAAGAACTTACCTAACTCAACCGCAACACGTGAAGGCGAATGAATTCTAAGCGCCTTTTTCACCGAATTAGTGATTGTATTAGCGATGCTCTTAGCTGTGTTTTCTAGTTGCTTCTTCTGACTGTTAAGTCCGTTTATAAGTCCTTTCGCCGCGTTAATACCGGCACTATACATCGCATTAGCCGCTGTGTTACCCATTGACTTAGACGCTGAATTGATTTGATTCTGCGTGCTATTAATCGCCTTGATAGTCTTAGCATCAGATTTAGCAAGAGCTTGCGCATACGATGAACCATTTTCTACTCCCGATTCTAAGATGTCGCTTATAATGTCTTTACTAACGCCTTTTTTGCGCAATTTTTCCACATTCGCTTGAAAAGCTTTGATTTCTTTTAAGCGTTTCTGCATTTCTTGTTGAATCGATTTTGGATTATCTGGGTCTACGTTGCTAATAGATCCATAAGACTGCATTTTCTCAGTGATTGAAGCAGCATACTCTTTACTCTGCTTCGTCAAGTCTGCCATTTTTGTATTAGCGGCTTTTAATTGAGCGACTACTTTATCACGTTTCTTAGCTGTCGCTGCTAATTTGTTCGTTTGTTGAGCGATATAACCCTCGATGCTATTCAATGCTTTTGCTTGTTTAAGTTGCCCGGCACTCTTATTCTTAGAATGTAATCCCGCGTCAATCGCTGAGGATATCTTATCTTTCAATGTACTAGACAGCTTTTTGATTTGCGATTCAGTTCCAAGCGCCCCAGCAACAAGATTACTTGCCGCTTTCGTAACTGCTTTTGTTTTGCTCGCAATTCCCAGCGAATAACCAGAACCAAAATCGCCACCTAGTTTTTTAGATTTCTTAGAAGGTGAATGCGAGTCTTGTTTTTTCTGTACAGCTGCTAATGCTTTCGCTGCAATACTAGCAGCAGCTTCTCCTACAGCTCCCGCCCCGCTTCTAATTCCGTTCGCAAAACCTGCCGCGAAATCAGAACCAACTCCACTAGAATCAACCGAAGCTGCCCCGCTTTTCGCAGAACCTCCAACGCTTGTTCCAGCAGAAAACGCCCCATCTTTTCCGCCTAAAATACCGTTATTAAACCCTGAGCTGTTTTTCGAACCTGTCATTTTGAACAAATTCGGGTCAAACGCTCCGCTTTTCGCATTATTCTTGATTTCCTTACCAGCAGACTTATTTGCTTCAGCGGTGCTTTTCACACCTTTTGCTTGAGCATCTCCTGATTTTTTACCATTCTTTTCCATCTCTCCTGGTAATGGGTCAGCACCCATTTTTACGCCATCAAGAAGAAACTTTCCTGCTCCTTGAAAATCGCCTGATTTGATAGCTAAAAGGAATTGGTCTTTTCCGCTCTGACCATTCAAAAACATACTATTCGGAAGCCCTGAAATAGTATTTAAAACGTCGTCATTGATTTTTAATGCTGCTGTTGTGTAGTCTCCGCTTTGAAGTGCGGTTACAAACGCTTGTACTCCTTCGCCTCCGCGTTGACTCATGACAGCAGCTAGCCCGGCTAACGTATTATCAATGGAACCACTTACTTTTACAAAGTCTTGCCAAACGGCACCTAATTGTTCATCACTAATATTTCCCATTTCTGACAAACCTTTTGCAAAAGTTTCTGCGTTTAAAGTCCCGCCGTTCGCGATAATAGCATTCATTTCACTAGCCCATTTTTGTAAGTTTCCAGCTAATGTTTTGTTCTTCTTAGTTTGTTCGTCAATTTGAATTTGATAGTTTGCTTTTTCAGTTTCAGTTGTAGCATCGCTTTTTTTTCTTTTCAAATCAGCTAGTTCTTTTTCGCCTGTTTCAACGGCTTTTTTTCTATCGCCATATAAGCTTTTTTGCACTTCAATGCTTGTAGCGCGTTCTTTTTCGTTTAACGTCTTGCCGTTTGCTAATTTCAACAAGTTACCTTCTACATATAGTTGATTTTGTTTTGCTAACTCTGCTTGAATATCCGCCGTTTGTTGTTGTAAAAATTTCTTTTGTTGTGCCGTTAACTCTGTACCATCAACCCATTTATTATCTTTTAGTAGTTTTGCATAATCTGCTTGAAGAGTTAAAAGGGTACCGTTATTTTTGTCAATCTCTGCTACTAACGTTGCGTTTGCATCTGCTATAACTTTTTTACGTTTTTCTCCTTCAAGACTTTGTGCTTTTTCCATTGCTGCTGTGTATTTGTCTTGCGATTTTTGGGCTGATTCTTGATAATTGCTATATAGCTCCTTAGCAGCATTCAAAAATGATTTTGTTTTTTCGTTTAGTTTGTTCCCGTATTGATCAACGCCACCAGATAGCATAGTATCGATAGCTTGATTTGATTTAGAAACAGTTGCTTCTGTCTGCTTTGCTGTTGATTCAACTAATTTCAAGCTACTAGATATTTTTTTGTTCGACGTTTCCGCTTTTGTTCCAGTCTTTTCTGCTTCTCCTCCCATTTCTTTGAGCGATTCAATTGTCCCAGTTAGGGCATAATTATCTTTATTGAATGCGTCTTTAATTGCAGAACCAGCATCTACAAAAGCATCTTTTGATTGCTCAATGCTTTTCTTAGCACCTTTAAGGTCCCAATGTGCGGCTTGATTGGCTGCTTTTAGAGCATAATATAGACCTTGCAAAGCTTTAATAGCCACTAGAACTATTCTGGCTAGCACTTGAATAATATCAACGACAGTCGCTAGCACAATACCAAAAGCGACCCAAACGCCAACACCAACATATTTTAAGATATCTTTAAAACCGCTCCCTACAGGCTTCAAAGCAGATACAATTTGTTTAAAAACATCTACTATCTTGCCGAAAGAGTTTTTAACTGCATCGAACATTCCAGATAGAAAGCCTTTAATATTTGCTGTATTTTCTTTAAAAGCTGCATACATGCCATATAAAACTGCAATTACAGCGCCAATAACGGCGGCGATAACACCAAAAGCCGCCGTAGCTGAACCTAGAGCGACTTTCAAAGCCAAGAATGAGCCTCTAACTGTATTTATAATACTTCCAAGCAACGAACCGCTAGAAGCTAAACCTTTGATAGCTCCTACCAAACCAGCTATTTTAGAATAAACACTACTAATGATGTTAAATGCGATAAATCCAGCAGCCACTTTCGCTAAAATTGGAGCTAATTCGATTAGTACAGGTATTAATTCTTTTATTTTCTGAATCATATCAGAAAGCTTTTTCTGAAATTCTGGACTAGCTGTTACTGACGCAAACTGTTTAAATGCGTTTTTAGCAACATCTAGCGCTTGAATAATCGGGCCTTTTAAATTTTCTGCAATGTTGGCCAAGCTTTTAACTGCTGCTGTTTTCATGTTTGCAAATGACCCGCTAATAGTATTACCTGCTGTTTTTGCTAGACCCGCCATTTTAGCCGTGTTCCCAGCCATTCCAGTTGTTCCTTCTTCAATACCTTTTGTTAGCATTGCGATAGCTTTTGTTGATTCTAAAGATCCTTCGGAAACATATTTTTTCATTTCTCCAACGCTTTTCCCTGTGGAGTTAGCTAAAATTTGCCATGCAGGAACACCCGCGTCAACTAAGCGATTAATATCATCCGCATAAGCAACGCCAGACGCTTGTAACGCAGAAATTGCATCTGTCATCTGGTCAATTGATTCTGAACCGTTTCCGACCCCATAGGCAGCGTCAGCAATAGCGGTGAAAACAGGTTTTACATTCGCCGCTTTCATACCAGCCGCGACCATTTTTTTAGCACCTAACGCGACAGCATCTAATGCGATTGGTGTACCATCGATAGCAGCAGTTAAGTCTTTCATAACAAGTTGTGCATCTTTTGCAGAACCAGTAAGTACTGTTAAGGATTTAGTTGCTGTATCAATCGTATCAACACGACCGATTGCGCTACCTACCACGTTTTTTGTTGCTGCAATTAATCCAAACGCCGCTGCTAATTTGAGAATACTAAATCGAGCTTGTTCTGCCGGTCTTTCAACTGAATTTTTAAGCGCTTCACGCATCCCAGCGCCTGCACCTTTAGCTGCTGACCTAGCCGCATTAAAACCACTAACTAATCCATTTTTGATTAGTGAACCAGTATTTTTAGCAATGTTTCCGAGCCCTTTTAACGCTGATATTCCAACTTGACCAGCTGTTTTCGCTCCAGATTTAATTGCACTAAAACCAGTTGTTAGTGCTGTTTTTACGGTAGTTCCTGTTGTTTTCGCCGCACTCACTACTGCGCTAAACGCTGTTTTCATTGCGCTACTTATTGCTAACGCCGCTGATTTTGTTGCGTTAGGAATAGCTTTCACAGCGCTAATAGTTCCTTTTACGCTCATATAAGCAGCAACTACCACCGCTTTGTAAGCTACTACGAAACTGTTTTTCACTGTAACAGCTGCTGTTTTTGCTGCTCCAGGTATACTTTTAATTACATTTACAGAAGTTTGAGCAAAAGAAATAGCAGCCATTTTAGCTGCTTGTAAACTACTTACTAATGCTGATTTAATACTACTTCCAGCACTTTTAATTGCGCCGGGGATGGATTTAATGACATTAATTGATGTTTTGACAGCTGACACAATACTGCTTTGCACTGTCTTAGCAATTGAAAAGAAGCCGTTTTTGATATTAACCGCTGTGTTTTTTATGCTCGTTCCTAGATTTTTAACAGCTGTAATAGATGCTTTAGCAGCGTTTACGAATCCGGTTTTGACAGTTGAGGCGAGTTTGGATAATGCAGAACCAACATTTGCAGGCAATTCACGCATAAAGCTTAAACTAGCTTTTAAAGCATTTGATCCAGCATTTCCCATCGATTTAAACGCATTTACAAACGTGTCTTTTAATCGTTTTGATTGACTTGCAATATCAGATACCGCTTCTCTGTATGCTTTATCTAATGCCGCCCCCGCGTTAGTCCCCGCTTTTGCCAAATCTTTTTCGAACGTATCAAGCTGTTTGTCTGCTTTTGTATCGTCTAAACTAATCTCAATTACTACTGATCCATCACTCATGTTCTCACCTCTAATCTTTTAATTTGTAATGATTTTTCAACTTGATTAGTGCATCACGTTCTTTTTCCGTTCCCTTTCCACTTGGCAATTCAGCCTGTCGAATGCTCATGATAGATTTAATAGCTGTGTCGTCTCGCAAGCTCTCAAATAAAGCTCTAAACTTGTACCAGTGGAGCTTTCCCCGTACTTCTATTAAATCGATATTGTAATCTTGTAAAAATGAAGCAAAAATATAGTCACTATCTTGTGTTAGTGAATAATAAGCAGGTTCTTCGCCATCTTCATTGGTTGCGCTCGGCATTGGATTACCGTCTATATCGCACTGAATACCTTCGTCATTATCTTTAACTATATAATTTTCAAAGATATCAAGTAACACGATTGATTTTTCTTCTATATTCGAAAATGGGTTGTCTTCATCATAAGGGTTCCACGGCATTACATTTTCGAATAAAACATCAACTGCAAGGTTAACTCTAAAGTCATTTGTCAGCTGATTATTCTCTGTTAACTCAATTACTCGAAGTACATTATCAAAAGATAAATCAAGTTGATATTTTTCATTTTTATAAACGTAAATATCATCTATTCCATCAGCGAGAGAAAGCATTTATATCACTTCGCTTTTTTAGTCATTTTAGCTTGATATTTCTTTTGAATTTCATTTTGTTGTTTTTCTACTGAACCAACGATACTTTCTGCAACTTGATCATAAACTTGATACATTTTTAAAATATCTTTGCACTGCTTGTAACATTTAGCGAATGCTTCTTCATCATCTAATAAAACTGCATATGCTTCAGTTAAAGCCTCTTTTACATCTTCTTCTAAAGCAAAATAATCTTCTGAACTCATTTCGTCTGTATTATCAATGTTGTATTTATTTAACTTTTCCAGTTTCTTCTTGTACTTCTCATCCGCTTCAATCCATTTACGGCGCATTTCATCGCCTAACCCGACTTTAAACAGCTCCGTCCCAAGTTGAAATTCTTGATACGACTCTTCTAATTGAATATTAATTACATTATTTTGTGCCATTTATGTTTTCCTCCAATTTATAAGCCCCTACTGCAAAAGTAAGGGCTTTGTTTATTATTCTGCTGCTTCTACTGTTACTTCAACAGTTTTCTTAATTGATGTTTTTTCTTTTGATGCAACTGTAATAGTTGCTGTTCCTTCTGCCATTCCCTCAATCACGCCACTTGCGTTAACTTTTGCTTTAGGCGGATTAGAAGAAGTGAAAGTTACTTCTTGGCTTGCGTTAGTAGGTAAAACAGAAGCTGTTAAAGCAACTGTTTCCCCTACCTTAATTGTGATTGTTTCGCTGTCCACTACAACGCTGGACGGGCTCTCATCAGGGTTTAGTAATTGTTGGTGTTTCGTCGTAAGCAATGCGACAACCAAATGCTGGGAACTCTGTAGCATCACCGCCACCAGCGGAACCTTTGATTTCTGATACAGTCGCTTTTCCGATAGCTGTTTCAGTATCCGGAATTTCGATTTTAAACATAATGCCGCGGTTTTCTGGCGTTCTACGTTTAGCGACAATTAAGTTTTGCGCTTCGTCTTCACGATCGTGTGTCCCTTCAAACGTGTAAGCTTCTGAGTAACCTAAAACAACTGTTTTTTCGTTGCCATCGCCGTCGTAATCGCCTTGCTCTTCAGTGTTATCAGACCCATCATCTGAAACGTTTGTAATCCATTTTGACAGGCGTTTCCATACTGGCTCGCCCACACCATCAACAATTTCAGCTACAAAGTATTTCGTTTTCGCATTTTTAATTCTAGCCATTTTTATTTTTCCTCGCTTTCAATATATAATTTGATTTTGAAACTAGCGCTATAAATAAACGTTCCATCGTCACTAGCAGAAACGAGGTTCGGCACACTAGTTGTTTCTTTGTCTTCTAGCACAAAGCTGTTATTTAAGCTCTGAATGCTTTCTAATTCTGTGTTATCAAAATAAGCAGTAATTGCATTCAACACATTTAAAACTTTCATTTCTTCCTTGCTAGAGCCGTTTAGGTTAAAAGAAAAAGACCGCTCATAAGAGCCGTCTTGATAACCTTGTTTATCGTTATTTGGAGTCAGTAGCAAAGCGATTGACTCGGGTTTTAATATCGCTGTTCTTAATTTCATATCTTTTAAATCGACGTTGTTTTCGATAGCATCCATAACACTATCTAAAAAATCTAATGACATTATAGTCCCTCCTCAACCGCTTTTTGTGCTACTTCTATCCAACTTTCTAGCTTATCTACTTTTGCACGTTGGTCCCATTTAGGACCAGCTAACGGATGATGTGAGAGTGTGAAATTGAAGTTTATTCCGTTGTAGAGTCTCCGTGCATAAATAGATGTCCACATTATTTCTTTGTCGTTCATAATAACGTATTGATTTGATAAATCACCCTCCAAAAACGGCACATAAAGCGCAATATCCGCAGCCGCTTGGTTAATTAAAGCAAACTGACCTCTTTCTTTCGCCTTTTTTACGCTCCCTTTTGCTTTTGAGAGGTCCACACGTACTTTAATCGGCATCAAACCACCTCGATTTCCCAATGATGCACGCTATTAGAAGTGGCATAGCAAGGTATAACTTTAACAATCTTATAAGCTTTTCCAGAGAAAAAAATTCTCGATCTACTTATAAAATCATATGGCACGTTCATGCTGTTCACTGCATCAATAAAAATAACCGCGTCATATCTATCACTATCAGATAATCCCGCGATTTGATTTGATTTTGAGAAATCGACACGAACATGTTCAATCTCAATGCCTTTTTCATAACCGACCTCATTGTGTCTACCTTCTTCTTTATACGCTTCATAGCTTATGTTATGAATTAACCAATCGAGAGGTAACGGAGGGGCGTTTGTTATCGGTTTTACTACTTTCATTAACGAACACCTACCCCGTTGTAAAGAAGACCTGTATGCGCTAAATAGGACCTTACATCACTGCCTACTAATCCGCTATTAAGCGATGTAGCAGTTGATGCAAAGTTACTATCACTAATAGAAGTTCTCCCAATACTCACGTTATCCGGCTTGGAAACAGCTAACTCACTTGTTCCGCCCGCCTCTTTGAAATACTCGATTTGATTACAAGTAGCTAACTGTATTTGATGCTGAATAAATTCGCTAAACGATTCAATCCCGCTTTTTCGTATTCGGTAAAATGTCACTGAATCGATTTTTCTTTCAGCGTGCTTTAACAGTTTGTCAAATTCATCTTGTTCCAAATGTTCCCCAGCATACTCGTTAGTATAAAATTCTAGTGTCGTGTAAGGCATAATATTCGCCCCCTTTTATCATGCTCCGCTAGCTGGTAATTCTTCAACTAGATGCTGAATACCAACGATACCGATTTGTTTATCTTCGTAAACTTTTTCCCAGTTTCCAGCTTTTGCTAGGTCCGCATTTGTTGGAGTGATTTCGTTAGCATCACGAACTGCATTTTTAAATTTAACTCCATATGGGTGCATTGTGAAAGCACGTCGAGTAAACACTTGGTCATTACCTTTAGAAGCATCACGAGCTGTTTCAAATGTTGTTAACTTAGCTGGGTTCCCTATGTTTCTTCCGATGGAACCTGTTGCAAATAAATATGAAGTGTATACTTTTGCTGCTCCTGTTCCTGTGGAAGGCACTCCGTCGTCTACAACTACACGATATCCTAAATAAGTTGGGATATTGACTTCCCCACGAGCATTTGGAATAAATGCAATTAAGTTTTGTTTTTGCAAGGCTGTATAAACCGCTGAATGCATAACCATTAAGCTTAAACGATCCGAAGAATCTCCAAGAAGCTGTTTTGCATCTAATACTAAATTCCCCGAAATTGCAGATGTTGGTTTTGATAGCAAGTGGGAACTTGCCAATGCACCGTTTTTAGCGAACAGTCCATTTAACACGGAAATTAGTACAGTTTGCTCTCGACGCATCCACCAAGAAGCGATTTTGCCCATTAAAGCGTCTAAAGGGTCGTCTCCTGAAATGACCGCCGCAAGTTCGTTGACTGACCAGCCGCGCCCACGATACATTACCGCCGCAATGTCAGCGCTAGCCGTAATTTTACCTGTTTCTAGTCCTTTTTCACCGTCACCTAAAGTTTCATCTTCGCCGTCTAAATCGTTCCAAAACGGCATATTAACAAGTAACCCGCCCGCTGTAATATTTTGCGCAACGCTTGGATCAGCAACTGCGATTCCCGATTGGATAATTGCTGATTTTTCAGATGTGAAGTTATCCATGTACGCATTAAAAACCTCTGGTGTTACTACGTCTAATAATTTTGTGATTTCATTTGCCATTATTCACTCTCTCCTTTTTCTGTTAAAAATTTTGTTAAATTAAATGAATCTGATTTTAAATTTTCCTTCAACGAACCGCTGAAACCAGCCGGAGCTGTTGGATTGCCACTGAATCCAAATTTCGGAACCGCTTCGCTTTCTTGAGCAAACAAATAAGCATCGCTTTCCTGCAATGCTCCTAGCTGTTCGTCAAGGCCTTTCAACCCTTCATCTGTTAATTCTAGTTTGTCGTTATCCAAAAGTGCTCTTACCGCCTTTGGATTTTTCGCTTTTGCACTAGCAAGTGCCAGTTCAATAGCTGAATTCTTTTTGGTTTCGGCAATTTCAGATTGGTAATTGGACTCTAAATCTGTATTTTTTTGCTGCAAGTCCTCGATTTGTTTTTTCAATTCTTCACTAGTACCAGAATCTTTTTTCAAATCGTCAATATCTTTGTCCCGTTGTGTTAGCTGGCTTTTTAAGCCGTCTCTCTCTGCTTCCACCTCAGATAATTGTTGTTTAGCAGCTGTAATGTCCTTACCGTTTTCAGCCATCACTTTATTAATGACTTCATCCTCCAAGCCTAAACCCTTTAAATATTCTCTTTGCATCTTTGTTCCTCCTCCGATATTTTTACGCGGCAACGACCGCGAGAGCCGTCTTTTTACGACTTCCGAACAGGTCGAATGTTAGGCATATACTTTTTCTCTGCTATACTGTCTTGTTAAATTGTGCGTTTTTACAAATGTCCTTAGCTTGCTTTGCTTCGTTCTAACAGCTTGTTTAGCCTTTTTAACTGCTAGTTCATCACCGAGCTCTTCGGCAGCTGATAATTTGCGTTTAGCTGCTCTTATATCACGTTCCATCAATCGTTGTTGCTGACTCAACATATAAACGCGTTTGTTTTCTTCTTCGTCTACTAGCTCGCTCTCGTCCGGCGCAATGTTAATGCCTTCAATAAAAGCAAAACGATGATGACGGCAATTACAACCGAAAACACCATCACCGTATCCATACCGCAATTCTGGTGAATAAATAGACATGTATTTATTGCCATATTTTGAGCGAGTTTCTTCAACAGATAACAAACAGATAACTTTGCCTTGAATGATTGAACATGTTGGTCGAGCGCCTATGTGTTGCGAAATACGCACTAAATCAACGCCGAATTCATTCATTCGCTCGTCTTCAATGCTGTTATAAACGCTGTTGACGGTTGTTCTTGTAACGGTTCGGACGTATGCTTCAGGTGTCCACCGCTTATTAGCTTTATCTACAAGCGCAGGAACGCCATTTTCAGCGAATTTAGTTACTGTTTCAGCTAATGCTTGTCTATGTGTTTTTAAACCGGCTAAGACGCTCTGTGTCGTTTCGTGTATGATATCTGAGTATATTTGTCTTGCTTGCGATAACATCGTTTGATTGATGCGCTTATAGTTGCTTTGCGCTAACTTAAAATAACTTCTCATTACTTTATCGACTATCGTTTGCCCGTCACCCACAAGCGGCAACACAGCACCTGCTTCGGCTAATTTACTGAAATAGTTATCTACTTGTTTTAAATCGCTATATCCTGCGTCTTTGACAATAGAAAAAAGCTTCTTAGTCGAAACGCCGGAAGCTTTGGAAATTTTATTTATCATTTGCTGATCTAGTGCATGAACTTGATTAAGTTTTTCTATTTGCCAAGCCAACACATTGTCAGCGCTGATATTTTTCTTTGTTTTCAATCGTCTAACAATAAGAGTGAACAGTTCATTTTCGAGCGTTGTGTATACATCAACGACCGGTTGCACAAATAAGTCAAGTTGTCGTGGAGTTAGTGCCATCTAATCCACTTCCTTTTTAGAAGTCTTTTCCTTCTCTTTGATAGTGAAGCCATTGCCAGCATCCGCTAAAATCTTTCTCGCTTTTTCTTCATCAAATGGAAATGCAGCAACAATCATTTCAAGTGCTGAATTATAAGGAAGCTCTCCTTTAGCCACTGATTGAACTATATTGACTAATGAAGTTATTTGAGCGCCGTTTAGTGACACCTCTTGAATAGTTTCGCCTGCAACAGCACTAGCTTCTAATGTCCCGTCCGCGTTTTCATCTGGTAGCTCAATATCTCCCAACAATCCAGATAAATCATTCCCCGGAATTTCTGCTCGTGCATCTTTTTCTATCTCTTCTTTCCACTCTTCCGCTTCTGCATCGGTAATATTCCAAGCACGCTGTAAAGCAATTTTCAGCGGAATCATACCTTGGTTTTTCGCAGTAGTATAACGATTGATAGTTGTATCTTCGTCTTGCGCTATAGAGTCGTCAAAATCGACTGTAATCGTGTCTAACTCAACTATATCGCCAGAATATGCCTCAATAAATTTCCCGACCTCAAGAATGCTCACAATCATTTCTTTTATGCCTTGCTCGATTAGTTGCGAATGACTGTTTTTAGTTTGATAGGTTTCTGACTTCTCGCTTACAACTTCTGTAGCTGTTTTTAAGCCGTTTTCATCGAAAGTGAATGTGCCAGCAGATAATCCAACTTGCATCGCATAAATGCGTAGCATTGCGTTTATAGACTCGATAAACTCAGTTGAACGAATCTCTACAGATATATCTTTTACTGATTTACCATCTGCATCCTGGTCACCTTGATATAAAAAGAATGCTTCATCAGTTGAATCGAAATACTGTGAAGTCGAGCCATCCAAGTTAACAGCCGTTTTAACGAAGCTCGAAGGCACCAACACTTTCTTTTTGCCTAATTTAAATTCTTGATAGTATGAATCGAACATCAAATCAAGCGTTTTTAATGTGTCTAATGCATTAGCATAAATGGAAATGCCGAGCGGGCTCGTTAGATTCTTGTTATTCGCAATGTTAGGTTTGATATAAGTAAATGTCGGACGTGTAAACTTTGACAATGACGCAACAGGCTCAATATCATCAAACAGTAACGCTAAACTTACTTTTGTACCAAGCTCGTTCGGGTCGTCTGATTGGTATAACTCCGTTGTGACTGTGTATACTTCTACTTTCTCCCCTTTCCATTCGAGCCATTCGAGCAACGTATAATATTTATCGTTTTTATGAAAACTATTAGATATAACACATTCGTCTACATTCTCGCTATCATTTGACAAAGGATACATACAATCAGCTGTCGCAAATGAAACTTTGACGTTTTTATTGCCGTCGTGGTAAACCTTTATCACAAAACCGCCCATCGCTTCGCCGTACTCAATGTAACGCTCCATATTTTTTGTAAAACCGTTCGTTTTCAATACATTAAGCACGAATTCCTCAGCGGCTTTATCATCAATATTGATTTTCACTTTCTCATTAAAAAGAAGTTTAGACATGTACTTAGCTGTAACTTTCGGCAAATTCATAGATAATTGACGTCTGTTAACCGGATTGCCATTATGCTCATAATTGAGATTATGCCATTCGGCGTAATGACCTTGATACAGCCGTTTCCACATGTCAATATACTTATAATCTTCATCATTAGCATTTACTTTTTTATGGTCTTTTACATCTTTCAGTGCTTTCAATAGTCCCATTCTCCGCATCACTCCTTTCACGCTTGCGATTATTTGATTAATCAAGGTTTTCACCTCCTAATATTTGAGCCCCAATTTGCGTAAATTATCTTTTACATAATATTGAAAAGCGTCACACGTATGATCGTCTTCTTTGATGACCTCAGGCTTATCTGTATTAACTGTTTTAACATCCCACTGATACTTACGATGCTCTTCGATGAATATTTGATTTTCTTGTATATCAAGATAATAAAAACGACCTTGCGCTAACAAATCACATGCAAAGTCAACCATATCTACTTTCTTGCTTTTTGCCACAGGATGTAAGCTAATGCCGTAATCCTTGTAATACTGATTACGAAGTCCACCTTCTGCGCTATCAACTGTCTGCGTATCAACTGGAACGCTGTACATTTTCACAACTTTAGTCATGAACTCTCTCAGCTCTTTTGAGTAATCGCTAGGCGCTTTCTTAACCACTTGGTTTGCGGGGCTATAATAGTACGTGTCTAATAAAATTACATTTCGCTTTGCTGTAAGCCCGAAAGCTAAACACGTAGTAGCTGAAACTTGATGTCCTGTATCAATAGCAAAGTCAATTAAAATAAGCCTGTCATCCGCAGGAATAGCATTAAGCGATTGAAACAGGTTCATGTTATAAACATTATCGCCAAGACCAATTACTTCACCTAAATACATCCATCTATAATAATCGAAGTCGTTCTTCTTGTATTTCTCAATCTTCTTAATGATTTGCTTAGATAAAAAGCCTTTTTCATCATTCAAGTAAGTGGTGTGATGTATTAAATAATCATCGTCACTTCGTCTATTATCTACATATTCATTCACCCACTCATAAGGATTTCGAGGCGGGTTAAATGACATGTACGTTGTAACTTCTTGATTATCTGGTAAATCTTCGCGGATAAATGTATCTTCTACCACATCAATATCAGTCACACCGGAAAATTCGGCTAATTCCTCGAACCAAAGAGCGCTAACATAACCGACCGGTATTTTCATAGATTTAAGCTTTGCTGGATCATCACAACCAGAAAAATAAAAGCCGGTTCCCCATTTTTTGTGGATAATTTCCATTGGTGATTTACCGAAGTTAAATTGGTCCGCAACGCCCATTTCATATAAAGCCCATTTAATCTGCTGATAGACTGACTTATAAAGTGTATTAGCTACTTTACGAAGACACACCATATTAGATTGCGGATTAGCCATTTTCTTCTCAACTAGCTTTAAACTGATAACAGACGACTTCATAGAAGAACGTCCGCCCTTGGCTATGATGTGATTATGTTTAGATAGCCACAAGTCATAAAAAGCAGGATTAATCATATCTGTTACATTGATAACCTGGTAATCAATTAGTTGTTTGTGTATCGTCGCGTTCATCGGTGCCACCTGCCTTTTTGTCAAGGTAGGCTTGCATTTCATCAACGTTCGACATGATAATTGTTGTTGTTCCTTGATTGCTTTCTTGCTTTGTATCTGCTCTTAACTTATTGATTTGCGCTTGAATAAGCTCTTCTTGTAATTTGTCTCTGCCGCCTGCTACATGGCGCTTAACAATCTCTTTTAGCGCTGATACCCGTTGATTGATGTCAGCACTCTTTGTAACGACGGAAAAGCCATCTCCATTCGAAACAATTACTTCTTCTTCCATTTCACCTCGAGCTATTTCGGTGAATAATTGCATAGCCTCTGTATAGCCCATCACTCGCTTTTCTTCGAGTTCACTTAAAACCTTGTCTATATAGCCTTTTATAACTGGTTTTGACAAGTTTTCGGTCGCTATACGATTAGCCGTTTTCGAGCTATAACCAGCAAGGCGAGCGGCTTCTGTAGCATTACCGCACTTTATATATTCATCTGCAAATCGTTTTTGTTTTTCGGTTAGTTTCACTACATATCACCAACTCCCTTATTTTAATTAACTGAAATCTAATCTACATCTTGCTTATGAAATAAATTATTATCCTTCAAGAACTGATGCAATGTAATTCCCACTCTATTTACTACATCCTCGTCTTGCTCTTCAAAGCCCGATTCATAAAAGATTGCATGTACTATTTCATGAACCAATATTTGTTCTTTTCTTTCTTCGGATAATCCTTCTAAAATTTCGATATGATTATCATAAAAGACACATACTCCCCAACTATCCGCGTCATTATCAACTAAAGTTTTTTCTTGAACATCGTAATTAACAGCGCCTATTTTAACCTGTTTTGGAATCGCCATAAGCTTCCCCCTTTATTTTTATGTATCAAAAAAGCCCCGAATAATCGGAGCTATAACTATTATTTAATATCCGTAGTTATGAAACCAGTAGACTTCTACGGTGACGAACGTCTTCGTCTTGTCTTTTGTTTCCTCATTTAATATGCTTAGTGCTTACCAATTTGGCTGAGGTATCTACATACTGCGTACAGCATGAGACTGGCTATTAAAAGCCTTCCTGTCAGAACTTATCTGCTATTAAATAGAGAGAAGGCATTGTCGTTTAAATATACTCGGCAAGGATTTGCACCTTGCATGAACTAATTAATTTGTTTTACAGGAGTTTTAAGCTAAGACATACGTTTCTTAGCCACACTAGTTCTATCCTGTGCTTCGTCTACCTATTCCGTCACGAGTATAAACTGTTAACGTACAGCATAACGCCACAAGCGTGTTTTACATCCAGTATGGATAGGATGTGAGAAGTAAAGTGCAGACTCAACATAAAATTTTATTTTTGTAATCATCTTTACTTCTCACTAATATCATATTATCACCTTTTTTTGCTCAAAAAGTGCCAGAAAAGTGCCATTTTCAATTTAGCACTTCAATCCCAAGTGTTGTTGCTAATTCAATAACAGCCTTCCGTTTCTCTCTTTTGTATTGCCTTTCTTCGTAAGGAATATCAAGCATAATAGTTATATCTTGTAAGTTATGAATGAACTTCTCAAAGAGTATCTTTCTATGAATGTGCTCAAGTTGATTCAAAATAGCATCGTATTTTTTAACCGCTTCTTGTGCCGCATGAACGTTATCGACATTATGAATTGCAGCATCTTCTACTTTTGAATGAAATTCATTACTGAAATTCGGTGGCGTTAATTTGTATGTTGTCGTCATTGTTGGCAATTTACGACTTCCTGCCATCACTCGCAGCATTAAATAGTCTTTAAAGAACTTTCTTACTGCTCTGACTGTCTGAATGTAGTTAATATCTTCAACTTGTGGTAGATTGAATAGTTGTCCCATAAAGTCGCCCCCATCACTTTATAAATTTTCGATAAACTCCCTTATTTTCTCAACCTTTTCAGCTGTATCAATAAAAGATTCTTCACTAATTGCTTCTAATTCAATATTATAATTAGCGATTTCTATGTCCTCTCCGTGACAAATTGTTTCTCTGGTAAATACATTTAACTTTTCAATTTGCATTTTCATCCTCCTAAAACATATTACTCCAAGCCCAAAATATCCCTTTAACTGCTAATCCTAGTACAAAAATCAGTACTAGAACCCATAAGGCGTAAATAGTGAAAGCTCCTATAAATTTCGCTACTTTATCAATCATTCCATATCTCCTTATTTTTTTGATATTCGTTCATGTCAAAAATCTGATAGTATTCTTTTTTGTTTCTTTGTGTGTAATTGAAAACTACAGCCTTCGACACTTTGAAATGCTCTGCGATTGCGTAACACGTTAGTCCTGCATTACGTAAATCAGCGAATTCACGAATTGTAATTTCCGGCCGTTTTTTCTTTTTCACGATTCGATCGAACGTTTTGGTCCAGTAAGTTTTTTGCTTTTCTATTGTATTCTCGTTCATTAGTTGATTGAGTTCTTTTTGCAACTTTAGTAATTCGTCAAGCTCTACATCGTTATTTGCTATATAACTAATTATCTCCCGCTGCCTCGCTTTACTCTTCGTTATCTCCATTACCGCCATTTGTCACACCTCCACGAAATTTCGCCCTTTCAGCTTCAAACACTTAATTGATTGCATATAACGCAGTTCGAAAAGTTTTTGTTTGATTCGAAACTCTTTTGTTAACATGCCTTTTATGTCGATTAATTCCTCATGTCCATCACTGTAACGAACGAGAAAATCAGCTTTATATTTAATCGCTCGATACAGTTTCCCATTTTTCCGAAAGCTTTCTTGTAGCACAAATTCTGGCTGTAAATCGAAACTCACTACTTCACCAGTCATTTTTAATAGTTTCAATTGCTGATAATATGCTGCTTCCGCTTTGCTATCGAACTTTATATTGTCAATAACAACTTTCTTCGCATTATATTTACTTCGCGTACTCGTTCGCCTCGTTAATGACGAACGCCGTATATTTCGCCTCAATCTCTTCGTCCCCCATACTTTCGATTTCGCTAATTTGGTAGTTTGTGACTTCTGCAATCGCATTAGCCATTTGTCTGATGCTCATTGATCTATTTCTCAACTTTTTTATTGCTGTTTCTGCTGTCATTTTTATTCACCCTTTTATTAATTTTTAGAAATCCTTTCGAATAGTTCAAAATTGCCAATAACGGTGCTTCCTTCTTTGAGCTTTTGTGATATATAACCGTGGCTTTTCCCTAAAAAGCGACTAGCTTCTGTTTTGCTCCGGAAATATTTAGTTTCTTTAGTTTTAGAATTAACCAAGACTATGGCTTGTGCGTTTTCATTTAAACGATTGTCGAATGCGTGTAATAAATTTTCTCTATAATTACACCATTCTAGGTTATTAACGTTATTATTACTTGGGTTACAATCTTTATGGTTAATTAAGGTTTTATTTGGTATTTGCGGAATAAACGTTAATGCAATAATCCTATGAACTAAATAATCCTTACTATTTCCATTCTTCCATAGAGAAACGCGTTTATATCCACCTTTATCTTGCTTCTGTTTTAAAATTCTTTGCTTCCATCTGCGCTTTCCGTGTTTACTTGAAAATGTAGTTTTTTCTTCATGCGTTCTTATATTACCTTCGTTACTAGCTTGATAGATTAATTCATATCCTGGTACATCCTTCCAAATTTCCATTTTGTTTTCACTCCTTTAGAAAGGTAAATCATCCGGATTAATATCAATCGGCTTACCTTCGTTTGCAAATGAATCGCTCTTCTGGCTCGTATCCGCTCGATATGAGCTTGTTTGATTGTTGTTTGAATAATTAGCTTGATTTTGGTAATTATTCGATGTATCGCCCTCTGCGTGGTTTCTAGGCTCTAAGAATTGAACTGACTCAGCAACTACTTCTGTAACGAAAACTCGTTTACCGTCGCTATCCTCGTAATTACGGGTTTGAATTCGTCCATCAACGCCCGCCATGCTTCCTTTCTTCAAGAAATTAGCAACGTTTTCTGCTGGTTTACGCCAAACAACACAATTAATGAAATCTGCTTCTTGTTCTCCTTGTGCATTTTTAAATGGGCGATTTACTGCTAGCGTAAAAGTCGCAACAGCTACGCCTGCTGGTGTGTATCTTAAATCCGGGTCTTTCGTTAGTCGTCCTACAAGTACTACACGATTCATCATTTACCTTCCCCCTCAAAATCTTTAATTTCCGGTCGTTCTCCGTGAGTTTCAACCATATATTTTTTTGTTTTTTCAACTTCTTTTCTAAATTTGTCTAATCCATTTGCTTCGATTTTTTTCTGGATTAAAGGAATCACTTTATATTTATAAAATTCAATTGCTGTATTGCGAGTGCTTACATCTAGGAAATCTATGAGATCGATTGGATAATTTAACAATGAAGCTCCACTAGATATTTCATTAACGTGCAAGAATACTTGGGTTAATGCCCTTTCCGGATAAATTGCAAAGTCTATTCCGTCAATCGTCACTTGTGTTCCCGTTTTCGCAACCCATCCACTTTTCGTTGCAATCTGGAACACTTTATCTATTTCAGATATTTTTATTGTATTAGTCATTTGATTACCTCCTATACAATCCCTAAGACGACAAATCCGTCTTTTTGCTCATAATCTGTCATGTAAACTACTTCAACAGCGATCTGAAAGCCTGAAAATTCATTGTTCCATTCGCGTAAAATCAAAATATCTCCTACTTGGAAGTCACGGTCATTCTTTCTAATTTCGAAGGTTTTACGCCCTTCCGTCACAGCTGCAAAAAAATCGGGTGTTATTTTTAATTCGTGTGTTTTAGTCATTCTTCCAATCAACTCCTTTACATTTCGGACAATCCACATATTTTGCTCTTGTTAAATCACTTGCATTGTATCGAGCGTAAGCGACAAGTACTTTTATAGTTCCAGTTCCTCCGCACATATCGCAAGGTAGTAGTTTTGGCATTTCAATCGCTGGGTCGATTTTAAATAAATCACTGAAATTAGTATCGGTCATTTTCCAGCCATCCAATCGCCTCCACCAATGTTGTACCATGTTTTACACGCTGTACATTGGACATATACCGGACGATTAATTTTTATACTTTCAAAAATAGCTATTGCATTAGAAGTTGTATTCATCCAACCACATTCCGGGCAGCTTGAACGTGCTTCGTCAGGTTCTCTGGAAAAATAAAATCCGACTTTTTTCATTCTTCTTTTCAGCTCCTCTCTTTAGTTGTTGTATTTGCCATTAAAAGCTGTGTAACTGTTTAACAATTCGTCAGCTTCTTTGTATAGTTTCTTACTGTAGTCAGAACGATTTTCGTTTAATTCGGTCACAGTGAAGCAAAGACCTGTTTTAATAAAATCCCCCGGTTTTACAGTCCTAAATAAACGTCCTCCGCTTGAGCATAGCAGAACTACTTCTTGACTCGTGTCGTAAATCTGCACAACCACGCCATAGACTGTGATTATGCCTCCCTTTTCTTTTATCTCATCTCCGATTCGCAAATCCCTCAAGGCTCTTTTGTTTTTATACCTATCAAAAATAAAGATTAAGATTAAAGTAAAGATACTTGCTACAGCTAATATCCCTATAGATGCTAAAATACTCATTCCGCCACCTCTTCGAAACTTCTAATATCAATTTCTTCCACCATTTCAATCTTAAAACATGATGGTAAATAATCTCGTTGTTTAGCCCATTCATATATCAAATCTGATAATTGTTCTTTATGTTCTTGAGTTACGTCATTCAAATATTCCTCCCCGCACTCCCCAACTTCGTCATAAACGCATTGAGCTATATTTTCAAGCAAAGTATCTACTTCGGTAGGAAATTCGACTTCTTCTATTTGACCAACGAAAAATGTATAAATGTTTTCATGTTCACATGGATATAGGTTTAATCCATCGGATAAATCATAATCTCTGCGTTGTTTATTATCTAAACTATTGTATTCAGTTAACAACTCAATTCCATAAAATATGGCTTCTTCATTTGTATCAAAATATTCGCAAGCTTCCCATCTGTCGCCGTCTGTGCCATTTAACATCCATTGTCCGTGTTTCATTCCGTTCCCTCCAATAAATCCGGATTTACTTCCAAAATAGTGGATTCGTGCACAGGCGGATACATCAAGTCTCCGTCAACAATCAAATCGTATTTAGCTTCTCCACACTCGCACGTACCGCAAAATATGATATATCTTGTGTGCTTCTCTAATGCTTCTCTTAACGTCATTTACTGTTCCTCCAATAATTCCGGATTTTCTTCCACATTTCCAACAACTTCAATATTGCTAACTTCGTTCAACTGATATAGTCGTTGATTCTTGCGATCATTCACTGCCCACATATATTCGATGAACTCAATAAGACCAGTAATTTTTTTGTCGAAAAACTGACAAGTTGCAATGTCCTTTTCAAATATTTTATTGTTGTGAATGTCTTGCCTTTCTGTATATTGCATCAGTACGGCATCATCAAAGCTGTACCAGTCGACGCACAGCGTACATTTCGCATTACCACAACCGCTCACACCTACAGCTTCTGTTTCGTTAAAGCACAAATCAGTGACTGGAAGCATTTTCTTAGTTTCTTTTACAAACGCTCTATATTCAATGTCTCTCATTATTCGCCCTCCAATCTCAAATTAAATCAGCATCAATTAGTAAAATCGTTTCATTGGAAGTTTCATAAAACCCTTGTTTTATTTCTTCCTCTGTTTCATATTCTTGCAAGGATGACATGAAGAGTTTCAGCGCTTTTTGCTCTGTTAATTCTGTAGTGATGAATTTTGTCATCAGTCCTGATATTGCAAATTCTTCTTCGCGAGCAGCAACATCACGTTTATAGATAAAATCAGCTTGTTTTTTGCTTTCTGCTTTAATTAGCGCATAATATTCGTTTTCTTCTCGTGTGTATTCGAAGTATTTGCTCATGCTTCAGCCTCCACTTCTACTAAACTGATTTCTACTATTTCGTCAGAACCATTTAAAGCACAGTTATTTTCTGCTGTTTCTCGGTTTACAAATAAGCAATCTTTAGACAGATTAGCATCATACCAACTGTGTGGAAAATGTTTGTACAAGCCATCTTGCTTGATTGCATACAAGTTTTTACTCATTGTCTTCACCCTCCACTTCCTCCAAGTAATCCTCAAGTCTGTATTCTTTAGCTTCCGAATCGTCCATCCAGCCGTCATCACCATTTAGTCGATAATAAAATACTACCGGTTGCTCTTCATAACAATTTCCACAGAATAAATCTTCACGTACTTTTAATAAATATGAGCCTTCTTCAATTTCTTGTTTGCACATTGTACAGATAACAGATTCTTGTTTTGTCGCGCTTTCGTCTAAAATCAATTCCTCTCTACTGCAAAACACCAAATCGCTAAATCCAAAATCAACCGCGCACTCCATTTCTGGTGGTCTAAAATCGTTAATGCTAACTACCTTCCCAATAACATTTTTATCTTTAATCCAAGTAACTTTATCTCCTACTTTGAAATTCATGCTTGTTCCTCCTTAAATAATTTCGCTATTTTCCAAATTACATTCTCTGTAACGCTATTTCCTGATTGTTTATATAATTGACTATTGCTATTTACTTCTGCTGCTCGATCAAATGCCCAATCCGGAAATCCTTGAAGGCGCCAGCACTCACGAGGTGTTAGTTTTCGAATTCTGAAATTACCTTTCTGTAATAAATTATTTTCTTGCCAACTACTTGATGATAATGTAGGCGCTATGTCGTGTTTTCCTCCCTTGTTATAGCCACGCGCTTTTTGAATAATGGCTACTTTTTGACCTTCGCCTTTATTTGTTGTTAATGTTGGCGCTAACCCTTCACTTGAATAAACTTCACCATTCATCCCTCTTTTACTAGGATTCACATTTCCGACTATTGCTATTTTTGGCTCTTGTCCACCGCCTTGCATCGTCGTCAAAGTTGGAGCCAAACCTTTTTCGCTATAAATACGGTTACTTTGCTCTCGTCCTGATCCTTCCAGTTCACCAAACACAATGATTCCGTGCTGATCTTGAGCGGTTAAAGTGAACGCTGGCTCACCTAGTGTTTTAAACCTTCGTCCATTTTGCCTTTTTATAATTCTATCTGGTGTTAAAACTGGCATTACTTGCTCGCTTTTCCTTGTCGTTTCAATATATGTGCCTTCTCGTTGACTGTATGGGTATCGGGCAGTAAGCGTGTTTGCAATGACTCTGCTTTCATCAGCCGTTCTAGATGCTTCTGCGAGAGGAAATATTTCTCGTCCACCTGCTCCTCTAAGATGTCCGATAATGAACACGCGTTCTCTGTTTTGTGGGACTCCGAAATCTTTGCTGTTAAGAATCTGCCATTCCGCATCGTACCCCAGTTCATGAAGCGCGGTAAGGATTGTAGCGAACGTTTCTCCTTTGTTGTGCGATAGTAACCCTTTAACGTTTTCAAGGAATAAATAGCGTGGTTGGATTTGTTTAGCTGCTCTAGCAATTTCAAAGAACAAAGTTCCTCGAGTTTCTTCGAAGCCCAGTCGCTTTCCTGCGATTGAGAATGATTGACAAGGAAATCCTCCGCAAATAATGTCAACTGTTCCGCGCAACGTTCTCCACTCCTCATCTGTAACTTTTGTGATGTCTTCACGTGTCCACTCTCCTTCCGTATCGTGAATTGCTTGGTAACTCTTTCGTGCGAATTTATCAATTTCAACATAGCCCACGCACTCATGTCCGGCGCGTTCCATACCTAAACGAAATCCGCCAATACCTGCAAACAGATCTAAAAACTTCACTTTCTAGCCTCCTTCTGTTCTTCCGTAAGCCTTTGAGTAAGCGATAACACGTACTTTCGTTCTACCGTCTCGCATAAATTCAGACTAGCTCTATACCTAATTTCGTTAAATTTCATGTTTGTAACTGGTTTTGCGTCATCATAAATCGTTAAAGTTTTGTCTTTGAACATAGCAGGATTTCGCAAAATAAATCTATACATTTTTGTAATATGATTATAGTGTCGAATTTCCGACGGCTTCCCTCCAAGCCTTGACACGTGCCAATAGTATTTCCCCAAGAAATTTCATCCTTTCTAACTTCATAACTCATAAATTCTTAATCTCTTCTAACTTTTCAATCAGTTGTTCGGGCGTTAAATTTCTAAGAACATCGTTTGTTACAGATGTGCTGTATTCCAACTCCCAATTCTTGTCATTTATAAATTGAATAACCGCAAGTTCGACGCCGGGGCCCATATATTCCTTGATTACACTAGCGCCATACCCATTTTTAAAACGATAAATAGTTTGCCCAATTCCAAATTGATTATTTTCCTCATGTTCTAAAATGTGCTCGTTGATGTATTCTTTGTATTCATTTGTGATTGTTTTCATGCCTTGGCCTCCAATTCGTCGCCTCTTCCAAGTTTTCGCATTACCTCTTCATAAGCTTTTTTCTTCTCTTCTCGCTCTTCTTCCGTCATCTCTGGCTGTTTAGGCGCTTCTTGCTGCTCTTTGTCGAACCAATCTGGCAATATTTCTTGTTTAACTGGCTTGTTGTATTTGTTGAACGGCTTGTTGAATTTCTGCTCAATTTCTATCTGTCGTTGTTTTTCCGCTGCATCAACATCAGCTATTGTTTTAAATCCTCTGCTTTCCCAGTTTTTGAGAATTTTATTAACATAGGCGTAATTTCGTTTGTTAGCTCCTTGTTCTGATGTAACTTCCAAAGCCTTCATGACAATTTCTCGATTACCATCAAAATCATCTACCCAAGCAAGCAGTTTTTCCATTTCAACTGGAAGCATCATTCCGAATCCATTTTGTTCCCAAAAATCCTTGAAATTTAAATCGCTGTTGTTGTTGTTTTTATTACATTCTTTAGTTCTTACATTCTTGTTAGTTGTTAGCTGTTTGTTAGCTGTTTGCGAGTCGTTTGTTAGCTGTTTGTTAGCAAGTGTGTTAGATTTATTTTCCGAGTCTTGATAAACGCCCCAGTTCACTATGTTTATAAGGGTGTTTACCTTTGTTGATTCCTTTGTTAGAAATCCGTAATTTTCAAATCTTTTTAGAGCTGTCCTGACATTTTGCGAAGAGATACCTTTGCCGCATTCCTCCGTAATTGACTTAATACTTGTGACGAATTCACCTGGTTTTGCTTTGAAAGGTTTCCCCATCCACTCCCACTCGTTTTCCTTGTGATTTGCCATCATTAACAAAGTCACAAGGATGGTTTTTTGCTCGGGTGTAGAGCTTCTCCATATAGGCTTTTCTTTCAAATCTCTATGCAATTTAACCCACCCATGTGACATGCTTCTTTTCTCCTTTCAAATTAGATCATTGACCCTTGAACTACCGAGCCAGCTTCTAACGTGTCAGACGGCGTTATAGGCGCCTCTATAATGTCCGGTATTGATTCATCGTCTGTAACGTCTTTTCGTTCTCTAGGCTCTGCTTCGTCCTCTGTAACCGCTGTTTGCATATCAATGGATAAAATCCCCCACTTGCTTAACATGTTTCTAAGAACAGTTTTTTTAGCCATTGCATCGTAGTCTTTTTTCCATCCAAAATCCGATTTACTAAATTTCTGTTTATGCGCTTCTATTTCTTTACGAGTCCAATAGACCGTTTTTTCAAAGCCATTAATTAACTGGAAATAGCCACAGTAGCCAACAACTTTTTCACTTGTATTGTTGTCTAAATCTAGTTCGATTTCTTCGGTAAGTCGGTTCCATTTCAGTAGCTCACCTTCGCGCACTTCGATAACATTAATGCTTTTATATTGTCCTGTGCGTAGTGCTAACTGGATGTATCCTTTATAACCAAGTTGAAACTGTGCTCTGCCTTTATAAGGAACAATCCACGCATAACCTAAATTTTTGTCGATTGGTAAATCTAGTGTTGCAGCAACCATGGCGGAAGTAACAACTGTCATCGGGTCAGTTTTTTGTAAATAGTCGTCGCCATTATAAAGATTTAAAAGGGAAGTTAAAAATTGAGGCGCTTTTTTATCTAGTACCTTTTCGAATTTCTTGCGCATTGTCGGTGCTTCTAGCAAACCTTTTAAGTCTAATGATTGTGCGCTTGCTACTTGCCCTCCATTTTGTTTATTTGCTAATTGATTTTTTAATTCATCGTTAGTTGCCATTATTTATTCTCCTTCACTGCAAATTTTCTATAACTAGTTTCTTTACGTAATTTTTTGTAAATGTCTGGATGTTCTTCTTTTAAACGTTTAGTGTCTACTCTTGAAGTAATAACAGGCTTCCAAGTAATCGTAAATTCGTCTGCGATGGCTGTTTCAGCTTCTTTTAAATCATTCTTGATATTATTATCAATTTCTTTCTTTCGTGTCTCTAAAAGCTTTATATCGCGTTCTAAATTTGCTCTTTCAGCCAAAAATTCGTTGTATTTTTTTGATAAAATAACTTGTTTAGCTTCTGACTTAGCAAAACGATCTTTTAAATATTTTTCTGCGGCACTTGAACCGTCTAGCGCCGGCGCTACATGTCCTTTTACGTTCGTTTCCCAAAAATCTAACTCAAAAGCAATTATTTGATTGATTAACTCGTCATCGCGTTCAATTTCTTTCCAAATAAATTTATTTCCTCCAATTAGAACAGCTACATAGGCTTTGCTTTTACCTGTGACCGCTAAATAGTGTTGTATTTGCACTAGATAAGTCGCTGGTACTTCGTCAGCTTCCCATTCCTTTGCTAAGTATGCTGATGCTGTTTTACATTCCAAAATAGCGTCTTCACCAACCACAAACCTATCAACGTTTGCCAACATAAAATCATGCTCTGGATGTTGATACATCATGTTGCTACGTCTTACTTTCTTTCCAGTTCGCTTTTCGAATTCTTTTGCGACAACTTCTTCCATTTGATTGCCCCAGTATGCGGCTTCTCCCGCTGATTCATCTGGTAAAACTTGGTCTGTCTTATCTAGCCACAGCTCAAATGCTGTTTTGTACTGATTTAATCCCATGATGATTCCCGCATCGCTTCCGCCAATGCCTAAACGTCGAGTTAGCAACCATTGCGTTCTATCCATGTCTTTTACACTCGCTAAGATGTTCATTGTCTTTTCTTTTGCAATAGCCATATATGTTACCTCCATTGATTTTTTAATGGACCTGAGGTATAATTTTGTTAAGGTAATATCTCAAATCCTTAAAGCGCGCACTGCTATGCGTGCTTTTTTAATGTCTAAAATCATCGTTCCAAAGATCATCAACCACAAGTGGATTCTCAACCATGTTTATCACTTCCTCTCAGCCAGTAGCCTGCAATTAGCGACATAAACGACACGAAAATCATTACCATAAATACATCCATTATCTTGTGACCTCCTCGTAGCCTTTTAACTTCAACTCTTCGATATAGTCCGCCATGTTGTCGCAACCTGTTTCGTTAAGCGGTATTTTCTGCTGAAATGCCGGATTAGCAATCATTTTTGTTCTGCTATTTGTGTGAATTTCGCTATCACCGAAATTTGTTGTCTTTCTGAAAACTCTTTCTGTCATTGTTGTAGTCCTCCTTCAAGCCATATTTTTTGTGTTTTCTTCAATCCAAGTGAAAACTAAATTCCGTGGATATCTAGATTGCAAATGCTTAAACTTTGGAAATCCTTCTTTTTTTACAATCGTCGAACTAACATAAGACGTTGTGCAAGAAAATATTTCTGCTAAATGTTTGTTTGTTAGCAGTTCGGGATACTCCATGAACGACTTGCGTCCATCGGCTACGCCTTCTTTATATGCTTTATCAGCAACTGCTTTAAAAATTGGCATTAACATTTCCGCGTCTTTCTTCGCTAAGGATATATCCATTTAACTCTCTCCTTTGTTAAACTATTATTTATTCCGGCTTTGTATTAAGCCCTCTTTTTGGTAAAATTTATCTCTCTTTTCTAAAATTTGCTGTAAATCTATACTGAAAGTTTTTGCAATACTTGTGTTTAGTGTTAAGGCAGTTGCAATCACGTCTGCAATTTCTGCAATAGCTTGTTTAGCTGCTTCTCGTTGTAACATGTCACCTTTTCTTAAATTGAACGTCATCGTCTCTAAGCCGTTTTTCAGCGTGTTTATTGCTTCCTCAACTTCTAGTTCAAAGCGATTAGTTAAAGAAGCGTGATGGTTGTCTAAGCCATCAAGTAAAGGCGGTATCATTCCGTTTGAAAATTCATGTGCGAATAAATAGGTGCTTTCTGGTTCGTTGTAGCTATCAATTAACTGTTCTGCTTGTTCAAGTGATACCGTCCGCTTGCCTTTCAGCTGATTACTTATTAGTGCTGGCGTTACATAACTATCTATCGCTAGCTCTTTTTGCGTGCGAGTTTCTGCTAAAACTTGCATCGCGGCTGTTGCTGATATTGATTTTTGAAACATAATATCTCAATCCTTTTTTGTTATTTTTTTTAGCGACAAATTAACAACTTATCGTTATATACTATTGTTAGTCGCTCCCCGTGACTGTGAGTTGTCTGTATAAGCGTCGTTGTGGTAGGCGGCGCTTAAATTATGACTTGATTCTGTTCTTCTAATAATTTATTTAATAGATATACTTGCCCTTTTCCTGTTATTGTTGGCGTGTAGGTTGTTATCATTAAGCCGTTTCTATCTGTATGAATATGTGTTTTTTGTTCGAACAATCCTAAATTCATTGCCTTTTGTGACGGTTTGTTATAATAAGCCCCTTTATTTAGCAAATAACCGCTTCCTCTCAGCCATTCGAAAAGCCTATTTTGTCCTATATCTAATCCTTTTTGTTTCAGAATAGTAGCTAAATCTTTTACTAAAATCGTGTTCTTACTCGTTTGTACAGCCTCCGCAAAAACTACTTTCGGCTTTTGTTCTTCAATTTGTTTTAATGCTTCTTGTTTCTCTTGTTGTTCCTCAATCCATTTTTTAGCTCTAGCAACTGGGTCATCTATCATATATGAAAATGTTGGATATTCAGTTGCTAATTTCCTCGCTTGTTTTTCTACTTCAATGAAATATTTTCTAATTGATCGACCTTGTTCCGTATTCTCTACCATCGCCAATTCTTTTCCAGAGTCGAGAGTAAAGATATAATCTATTGATGTAGTGCCACCTATCGCTCGTTTCTCATTTTTGAGAAGTGAGAAAAAATCTTCATTTTCTACAAATCCGTATTGGCGAATTCGTCTTTTAATCCAATCAGCGAATTTAGTTGTAGTCATTAGTTTTTCATGCAATGCTCTAGCGTTTACAAATTTTTCACCTTTTTCATTTTCAAGGACTGGCAACATATCATTTGCAATTACTTGTAAATTTGACATTTTACAACCCCCTATTTAATTGGTAAATAATATATGTCTTCTAAAGCTTGTTTTAAACTTTCTTTGTCTAAATGTCCTAAAACATCATTAGTTATCGGCGTATCATAATCAATATCCCAATTTTCGTTTGAGAAAGATATAACCGCTAATTCTAGCCCGTAAGTATAAGGACCTAAAATAACGCTCGCTCCATAATTATTTGGAAATTTATATAATATCTGTTCGTTAAAAAAATTTTCGTTTTTATTGTTGATAACGTATTCTTTAAATTCTTCGATAATAATCATTTTTCTTCCTCCTAAATTATGATTTTTATTATTTTCCAGACCATATTAGTCTTCGCATTTCTTCGCTGATCGTGAATGGATGATATTTAACTTGAACAACTGGCAACGAACCTGCTTTTAAATCTAGCTTCACCGCTGTGATTCCTTTTCCTAATTGCTTTCCATTAATTTCTAATAGTCCATAACAACAATTTCTATCTCCTTGCATCTCAATATTTAACGATTTCAAGTTTTCTGGTAGTATGTTTTTGGTTTTAAAAATCAAATCTTTTTCTTCACTTCTTTTCTTACTCAAATATCTTATGTTCATTTTCTACCCTCCTATTTTCTTTTGCCCAAATCGCCGTTAGTTTTTTCCGATAATCTACTAGCTAATGAATTAATTTCTGAATAAAGTTCCGGCAAAATACTTAAATCGCTAAAATCTTCGCCAGTTATACTTAATTCAATGGTGAGTACTGACTCTTTTCTATTTCTCTTAGTTAGGAAAGAGTTTGTAAATGCAATTTTTTTCATTTTCTAGCCTCCTATTTTGATTACTCTCCAATCTGCTATAATTAGTTTGATTGGAGGTGATATTATGATTAAAGTTTCGCTAATTGAAGAAGGGAAAGTTCTTCAAAATATGGAACTCTATTATTTACCTAGAAAAGGTGACGTCATTTCAAGTACCAATATAAAAGCACCGCATTACCTAGTTAATGTAGTAGAACATGTAGATGGTCACGAACTGGTAAATTTACATGTCCAGGAATTCGCGAATCAAGTTGTCGCAGGCGATGAGATTAACGGTTTCCGAAATAATCGATGAATCTATTGTTTTAATCCAATATGCATTTTTAATTGTTTCGCTATCTAAGTACACTGCTTGTTTGGTAAGCACAATAACTTTTTGTCCACCTTGATAAGTTACATAACCCTTCCTAACAAGCAGTGTGCCTTCAGTTGTTTCCTCAATTCTTCCAACTACTCGTCCCGCAATTTCTAAAATGTCTCCTACTTTCATTTTCTAGCCTCCTATTTTTGTTAATTTTTAATTAAGATACATTTTGTATCATTAATATCCAAAAAAATATCTGGAAAAATTTCTTCCATATTAGAATTTAAAGCTTTTGAAATTTTCACCGCTGTATTTATACTTGGATCTCTCTCTCCATTCTCAAGCTTTCTTATAGAGATTTCCGCCAACCCCACAGCAATCCCTAACTCCTTTTGAGTCAAGCCAGCTTTATTTCTTTTTTCTTTAAAAGATAATCTCACTTTTAATCACCTCTTTTCGATACATTTTGTATCTGATACATATAATATACATGATACTTTTTGTATCGTCAAGTCTTTTAGATACATTTTGTATATTTTTACTCAAAAAGATACCTTTAGTATCTAATTCGTGTTAATATTTTTTAAAGGCGGTGTGAAAAATGTTTGGCAACAGACTTAAACAATTAAGAAAAAATAATAATAAAACGCAAGAAGATATTTCAAAAATATTAGGAATTTCCAGAGGAGCTTACTCGCATATTGAAAATGGTAGAAATGAGCCAGACATGGAAACGATAGTTAAATTGGCGAATATTTTTGGAGTTTCAACTGATTATTTGCTAGGTAGAAGTAATAACGGTTTTATCGACACAATCGCCGCTCACATCGATTCAAACGCAACAGAAGAGGAAATGGAGGAAATTCTCGCTTATATAGAAGAAAAAAGAAAAAAATATGCTAATGAAGAGGAAATAGACATCACAGATATTGCAGCAAAAAAAGATGCTGACGTGGCAAAGTTCGTAGAGGAAAATCCAGATTTTAAAGCAGTTGCTGCACGTGTCATGAACGATGAGGAGGCTGTTAAAGCGGTCAAAACATTTATTGAATATTACGAGCAACAAAAAAAGAAGTAATGTGTAATTTATTTACTATTAAGCTACTTGACTTGTAACTTAATTACTTGTTATTGAAGTTAATTATTAACATTGTGTGAAAACGTGATATATTCCACAAAAATTATGTATAATGTAAGTGCAACGTTGCAATAAAATCAACGGGGTATAAATACATGAAAAAACTAGATGAACTGAACATGCAACATGATGTAGTGATACTAGAACACGAATTTACTTCTTGTTCATTCACTTTAAAAAAGGAAGTTTTCATAGTTATTGATAGTAGATTAAGTCAAAGCGAAAAGTTAGAAGATGTCGCAAGGCTTTTGAATAAAATATAACTATGTAACCAGTTCGCGGCCGCGGGTTGGTACATATAAAAAGGAGATAACGGGATGAGTAAGTATAGTTACTTGTTAAAAAAATGGTGGTTTTGGGTGATTTTTTTATTGGTTATCATCGGCATTGTTTCTTTATTTTGGTATACACAAGTTTATACTTCCGAATGGGGAAAAGGGTTATCAAAGGAAGACAAAGAGGTATTGGAAAAGGCAAATAAGTCAACAAACGAATTTAATAAATTTGCAAAAGAAGCTAACTCGGGCATCAAATCGTTTAATAACGATGTAACAATTGATCCGCAAATAGTAATTAATCCTTTTACTAAAATGGGAGATAATATTACCGAAAGATCAGACGACTTTATTAAACATTACGATGAATATTCTATCTCAATCCAAAATATCTTAAAAGATGATTATAATAATATAAAAAAACTTAGAGATGACGTTGTTGCACAACAGGAAGAAATTAAAAGTATTTACTCAAATGCTCATAATTATAACAGAGAATTATCCACTGTTGAATCTAAAATAGTAGAAAATATATATCAAGAAATGCATAAAGAACAAAAAGAAAGCTTAGGATTAAAAAATCATGAATTCAAAAAAAATGCTGAGTTCAGTGATAAAGCAATAAAATTAATGTCTGGCGTTGATTAAAAGATAACTCCGCACCTTTTTTATTCAAAATATGAAAAATAATTAACAGGGAGACTAAATCATGAAAAAAGGGATTGTTTTATTAACAGGTTTTTTATTAGCTTTTAGTATTATCTTGGTCGGTTGCGGAAATGAAAAAAACGATATACAAGTAACGGATACTAATGATAAATCAAATTTCAAAGAGTCTGAGAAAGAAAAGTTCACTCCTAAAGAGTTTGAAAGCTATTACGAGTCGACAGGCTATTTGTATGTTAATATTATTAATTCGATGACGGATGAAGATTTGCAAGGCGTAAATGAATTAAACAATAAGTTAGCACAGCAATTAGATGAGATAGAAACATTGATGAATAATAAGAGTATTGATAGTTCATTTAAAGTTGACTTAAATAACTATTTAAATAATCTTACTGACTTTAAACAAAACATAGAAAACTCTAATTACGATTCTGTTTCTGATATAAGCTATAGAATCGGCGCTAGTGTAAAAGCTTTAGCAGATAACCACTATAACGAGAATCTTCCAGCTGCCGTAAATACGTTTATTGAAGAAAGAGAAAAAGCCCAAACAAAAAAAGAATACAGTGTTGGAGATAAACAAACACTTGGTGGTATTACGGTTACGCTTGTGTCAGCCACTAAAACTTCTGAAAGAAACCAATTCGATGAGACTAAACCCAAAAATGTGATTAAGGTCAGCTATAAGGTTGAAAACAATTCAGGAAATGAATACTATGTCAATTCTGATATTGATGTATATGACTCTAACAGCACTATGGGCACAAGATATCCACTTGATAACACCACCGGGAAAATATTAAATGGGAAAAATATGAATGCAGAATATTATGCTGGAGTTGACGAAGGCGGAAACATTGAAATTGTTTTCAATTTATTTTCAGATGCGAGTTTAACTTTCCATGCAAAAATTTAAAAGAGAGCCTCCGGGCTTTTCTTTTTTACCGAAAAAAGAACGTATGTGCGAAAGGAGATATTTTGATATGGCTACAATACAATCATATATAACAAAATCTGGCGAAAGATTTTTTTATCAGATTTACGAAGGCGTCGATCCAAAAACAAGAAAACCTATATTCAAAAAGAAAAGAGGTTTTTTAACTGAATTAGATGCTCGATTAGCGGCTAAAAATTATGAGGATAACGCTGGGGAAGAGAAAAAAATAGTCGATTATTCTAAATTAACTTTTTTAGATGTATATAATGAATGGTGGAAATTGACTTCAATAGGTTTAAAAATAAGTACAGTTGCAACATATGAATCATTATTTAAGAATCATATATTGCCTGTTTTAGGAATGTGGTCTATTCAGAGCATAACAAAAAAAGATGCTCAAACATTTATTACTGACTTAATGGCTCTAGTTAATGATCCAGATATTGAACTTTCTCGTTCTACAGTGCAAAATATTAAAATCAAAACAGCACAAGTCTTTAAATATGCAACGGAAATGGACTATGTAGATAAAAACGCATTTGAATTTGTAGTAGTTCCGAGATCGTTTGACGATTTGTACGCAATGGATGATGAAGAACAACAACGAGATTTTTGGTATCGAGATGAATTGTTAACTATGCTGAATTATTTTAAAGAAGAGTGCGAAAACAACGTTTATATGCTATTTAGATTACTTGTTTTTTCAGGTGCGAGAAAAGGAGAAATTTTAGCATTAAAAATTTCAGATGTTAACTTCGATAGAAGCGGAATCCATATAAGAAAAACTCTTTTTTATAAAAAGGGATATCACTTATTAAAAACTAAAAATTATAAAACAAGATTTATCCCACTCGACGACATTACAATCCATGAATTAAATAAACATATTGCTAACTTAATTGATACTACTAAAATATTAGCTGCTGAAAATATAAAATTTAATAATGATAACTTCTTGTTTCCTCGCTCTAATGGAGAACCTCAACGACTAGCAATGCCAAATGATGAACTAAATAAATTGTATAAAAAGCACCCAGATCTTTTAAAATTAAAAATTCATTCATTTAGACATTCGTACGCCTCTGCTCTTTTTGCCGAAGGGAAGCCCGCTAAAAAAGTTCAAGCTTTACTTGGACACAAATCAATCAAAGAAACTATGGATACTTATACGCACGTAATTTTAGATTATTATGATCCAGAAATAGAAAAAGACACCCTCCCGTTGTATAATTTCATCTAA